GGTGGAGGCGGAGCAACGTAGGCAGCAGTATTAGCCTTTGCTGCGTTCATCATGTTCGTAGCTTCATTGGTTACGCCCTTGGTCAATATTCCACCAATACCGCCAACAATCAAAAGCACAATATCGTTCAGCATCTTGGAGAAAGCTTGATCTATCGGGGCCATTTGTTTGATCGGTTGAGAAACAAACATGATGCTATAGATCAATGTGACCACAATAAAGAACAAAATCAAGGTTACCATAATAATCACAAAAGCCCTTACTCGGACTTCTATGTCATCGGCAGACAGGCGTTCCTTGGGACTGTTGAGGAATGCTAGAAGTAATTCCTTCAATTTTTTTCTCCAAAATGGGGGCTACTAAATATTCAGGGCAAGTTTGCGTAAACTCACACATCGGTTTTTGGCATTCTTGATCCTGAAAGTGTGCAGGGTCTTGGCATGTATAGCGATAAGAATCATGGCAACCTGTACACAAAAATGGGAAAAATATACATATCAGTATAGATGTGTATATAAAACTGGCTTTTTTAATCATTTGCCTTCAATCCTTTGTAGGGCCTTGTTAACCCTCAGCTCCATCTGCCTTACATCCACATACATCCAAGCAATCAACGGAATCAGTAAAAGCAAAACAACCAACAAAACAATGATCAATAAGATGGCGAGTGTGTCATGCTGAGAATCATTAGCCATGCCCACATTAGCATCAGCACTGTAATTGCTGAAGCCACCATTCTTCCCTTTATTAGATCCGCCTTTTGCTCCCGTTGCCATTTTGCCCTACGCTCCTTCAGCATTTCCTCTCGTCTTGCAAGCGCCTGCACATTGGCAATGTGACCAATTTGCTGATTGACCCGAGTATACAAATCCTTCAATTCAAGAGGAACGTGGTACACCATGTAATCACTCAGCTCCGTATTCAATTTCTCCATCTGCAAATTGGCAATCGTTATGTTAATTGCAGCCTCTTGGCCTTCCTCATTATTTGCATGAAGAGCAAATTCTTCCTGTTCTTTCGTATAGTTTTTTAGGGCGTTGTACGCTCTATAGAACTTAATGAGAGCATCACTGACCTGTTGGTAAATGAGGTTTTCATCAAACTCTGGAGGAGGCTCCTTCTTCTTCTTTACCTTCTTTGCAGGTTGAGGAGTTTGTTGCTCCTCTTCCTTCTTACCAAATACGCTAGTTAAGAACCCAAGAAGCCCTTTGGCTTTCTTTTGTACTGCCTTAACGTCTTTGACAACTCCATCAACTTCATGGGCAATATCAACAACAATTTGCCTACCCTCTTTGTACATCTCACAAGCATCTTTACAGAGCTTGAAAGCGCCAGAGGCAAGGGCAACAAGAGTGAATGGATCAATTTAATCACAACCCAAAGATCTTTTTAAAGAGCTCAGCTGCCGCACCAGGTCCCATGAGAACAGCAATGATCACCGCATAAAGCAAATACTCAATCTTTGACATCCTCTTGGAACCATCCATCAAGGACTTGGAGATTGAGTTATATCGCTCCGTACAGACTGCCTCATGCACAGCTAAACGCTTATCCACATCGTCACTCATTTGTGCATGTGCTTTAAGGTTTCCGCTAAACGGGCTCGCTGCCCTAGTTTCCCAGGTTTCTTAGCAGCAGCCGCCAGCTTCTTTGCAGGAATCTTCTTACCTTCAGGAACATGCAACTGCTCTCTTAAAGCGCCTGCATGTTTAATTGCTTTCTGTATCCACTTTTCAGCCATGTCACTCTCCTTTATTGATGACTGCCGTTGACGTAGCACGATCTATCGTCATAACGCCCTCACACACCACATTCCAATCCTGCCCATTAACCTCGATCTCGCTATTGCTTGGCACATTCAATATGAAGTGTTTTAGCAAGTATTCTTTTTCCCCTTCGAATACTCGCCAAACGTGCTCCATTGAACCTCTGCCTGCTTGACCTCTGGACTTGTTAAACCGAATCCTGTACTTCAAACCACTTCTACTGGCGTAGTAGGGGGAACTACATTAGCCAGTTGTACGCCAAGGTTAAAGTGAATAAACCGCATGGGCTTAGCCGATGCATGTCTAGTAAATGAATGAGCAAGCCAAGCATTGGTAAACATGAATGTTCCAGGCTCAGGCTTAAAGTTAATCATGTTACTTGCATAAGTAGCATTAGTAGGAACCAACTCATCAATGTTGATCATTACCTTAGCCGCTTTAGGATCATGGAACACAACGTGCGATGAATCTGGAGGGCAGTCAATGAAATAAAACCCCACAATCTGTGATCCAAATCCATGCACATGCTGCTCCATTGCAGAATGTTTATAGTGTTGCTGACACCACATTTCGCTGAAATAGGTTGTCTTATTGACCATGTTGTATCCTTGTGACTCAAGAATATTCCATGCCGTCTGACCAACAAATGTTGAAAACTCCAACATACGTTGATCATTGAATAAGTTCTCAGTCATTATGACTGGATAAATAGGATCAAGTTTCTTACCTTTTTTTGATTTATTTATATATTCAGTTGTAACCTGTCTAGTTAATTCTAAATATTCTGGCCTATTTACCGTATAGATGGCAGTAGGAAAATAATAAAGAGCTTGCAATTGATTCTGCGGTGGAGCCTCCTCCTTAACCTCAGTTCCCCCAATAACTTCAGCAGCAGAACACATTGTCTTTCCTTTGGTTGTAAAAAACTACATTATGCACTAGGCGTTGAAGAATCTGCAACCCACGTTGCTGTGGGTATGTCTAGTTTATACTGTTTTCCATCAGTTGGATATTCGGGTGTTACAACCCATGAGTTTGTTGTACCTTGCCAGAAATACTGCTTGTCATCAGTTGGGCGAGGTATTGGAGGAATATAAGTACAAGTGGCCTCATCAAATGTCCAAGCTGTTTGATTTGGTCTAGGAAAAGAATTCCATTCATCTTTTACAACTTGTTGTTTAGCTGATTTTTCTTCATCAGTCATTTCACGAACATGCCAAAAATCAGTCCATACACCATCAACTTTTTGATATGAAGGTAAATCTGTATCAAACACTTCATAAATACCTAAAACAGGCATTTCAGTTCTAACAAATGTTTCCCATGTGTTATCAATTGCACCTAAAGCATGAAGCAAGTTTTCTTCTGTTGCTGGATGATTTATAGGCTGACCATTTTTAACTTGAATATATAAATTCATAATTTTCCTTATGGCGTGCCAATACAAGTTGAAGGAAATTGACGAGTGTCACCAGGCCAAACAATCCGTAAAGCACCAACTCCGCCACCTTTACCTTTTCCTTTACAAGAACCGCCACATTGTGTTCCTCCAGCGCCACCGCCTCCACCACCATAATTTACTCCACAACCACCTGATCCAGCAGTACCACTTCCTTTTATTGCACCACCAACTCCATTTCCAGTATTGCCAAATAAACCTGTGCCACCCCCACAACCACCAGCGTAATTTCCGCACCCTGAACCACCACCTCCAGAACCTCCACCACCTCCAGAACCATTTGTTCCAGTTACATTAAAATTACCGCCATCAACTCCTGCGGCCGTATAACCCGGTGTTGCTCCACCTCCACCTCCGCCAGTTCCACTAGAACCATTTCCACCTTTTCCTCCAGTATAGCCACCACCAACATAAGGAGCACCACCGCCATTAGAACCATTATTTCTACTTACAGAACTAGCACCATTAACCCTTGATGATACTGGAGATATAAAATAAGTTTGCCCACCACCTTGATTTGCTCCGCTAGCACCACCTAGTCCCACTACAACTGTGTATGAACATCCCGGACTAACTGAAATATTATTTCTCCATCCCAAACCACCAGCGCCTCCACCGCCGCCACCATTAAAAGGATAACCACAACAACAGTAATTATTGCCTCCAGAAGCACCTCCACCAATCATAAGAATAGAAATTTTAGTAACACCAGCAGGTGCAACCCAAGAGTAAGTTCCGGGAGTTGTATAAGATTGAGAGCCAATATTTGCAGGTGTGACACTATTTGATGAAGCACTAAAAGCCCCATAGCCACTAGCATTCTGCGCCCTAACTGTAAATGTGTAAGCAGTGCCGTTTGTTAGTCCTGTTACTGATATTGGAGAGGAAGCGCCTGTTGCTGTGATACAACCGGGCGATGATTTGGCTTGATAGCCAGTAATACCAGCAGGATAACCCGTACAAGAAGGCGCAGTGAAAGTAACAGATGCAGATGCATTTCCTGCGGTTGCAGTGCCAATTGTGGGAGCACCAGGAACTTTGCCTACAAAACCAGCAAAGCCAAAACCTTTAGCTGAAGCTGCACCTCTAGTTATAATTAGTGGCATTGTTTACCTCTTAAAATTGAACTAAAGATCCCAACACAGTATATGTTGGAGTTGAAGAAGTTTTAATAATTGTGTAAGTATAAACATCAATACCGTTTGCATTTCCAGATGTTGGAGCTGATCCACCCTGCCAAGAAACAGTTTGAGAATTACTATCAACAGTTACTGACGTATTGTAATAAGCAGTAGAACCTTGCGTTACCAAAAAAGCTACGCTGATTACATCACCTACTGCCATAGCAGTATTCAATGTCGTACCAGATGAGAAGGATAAATTAACTGTCCAATTAGACGTTGCCGCAGCAGTAGAATATATAACTGCACCACTTGCAACATTTAAATTTACTGCTCCTGCTATTCCCGTACCAGTTATGACCGCAGACTCGGCAGCATTCAAAATCTTCATGGCTTCTTTGGAGCTTGTGCCAGTAAAGTTTTGAGTGCCAGTCCATGTGTTGTTAGCTGCTAACTGTACTCCGCAGGCAGGTTGGAAAGACAATACGCCAGAACCATTTGTTGCTATCACTTGCCCAGATGTTCCATCTGCAGAAGGTAACTGCCATTGAATATTGGTTGAACCGCAAGGAGCGCCCTTAAAACCAACATAATGAGTATTTGCAGTATTACCAAACTTAATGCCACCACCTGAACCAACATAAGCATTAGTGCCGTCAAATGTTAAATTAGATGTTGCACCTAAAGATCCAGAACAGTTAAATTGAATCTGAGTATTAGAACCAGCGGCATTAATACTAGCTCTTACAAAATCAACACCGTTCCAAACAACAACAGCATTTGAATTTGCAGCTATGACCACACCAGTTGTAGCAGATGCTTTAACAGTCACAGTAGAATTTGACTGATTAACAATAATGTATGTTTTGCTTTGTGCTGGAGCTATGATGTTTCTGTTTACACCAGGTGTACCAGTAGGAATAAGGATAGCCTGTCTAGCTTGATTAGCTGCTCCTGAACCAGTTGTGGTCAGCGTCCAATCTGCTGAAGTGACGCTTTGAGTAGCTGAACCTGCGACTGCACATTCAACCAATTGCGTAATATTGTTATTTACTACAGTTCCCCAAGTGCCAGACAAGCAACCTGTGGCTGGTAGAGCTAGACCCAACAATGACGTATAACTTGTTGACATTTTATTTCCTTACACCGTTTTTACTGCAACCCATGTTGCCGATTGAGTATCGTTAACATTTTCCCAAAAGTATCTACCAGCAAATGAATCAGTTGTTGAAATTGATTCTACTGTATTACCCACGAATTTACTATTACCACCAACAACATCTGACAAAGTAACTGGCTCTGAAACTGCCCCAACAAACACACCTCGCATAGTAAAGTTGTCAGAAAAATTAATGGTTTCATTTACAGAACCATTTTGACCTCTAAATGCAGTTATGGCATCGCTTAAAGTAACAGTTTCAGATACCGATCCTGAAAAAGCTATACCTCCAACTTGTAAAACAGTTAAAGTTATAGTATCTGCAATAGATCCTGCAAATGCACCTGCACCTATATACGCATCAGAAAAGCTAAATGATTCAGGAACGGTTACATAAGAACCAAATCCACCTGTCTCAGCATCCGTAACTGTAATACTATCTGTTACAGTTTCATAGAAAATGAACGTTGCGGGCTCTAAATCTGTTAAGCTGAACGACTCAACTGTAGCTCCAACAAGGTATGATGAAGCGGACTCAACATCCGATAGCGTTACAGTTTCTGTAACCGCAACGGCATTGATAACAGTCGGATTCCCCGCAAAAGATGTTGCAGAAAATGATGTTATCCCAAACATATTAGAACTGGGTCTGTGAAGCTAATACGGTATAAGTAGCACTAGCTGTCTTAATGACCGTATAAGTATAAACATCAATGCCTGTTGCATAGCCTTTTGTAGGGGCTGAACCGCCTTGCCAATAAACAGTTACACCCGAAGCAGATCCATCCACGTTTACGGCAGTAGGATAATAGCTTGCGCCACTTGATCCTTGCGTCACAAGAATAGCAAATGTAGCAGCTTGGTTTGTAGACAAAGCACTATTCATTGTTGTGCCAGAGCTAAACGTCAAATTCTGCGTCCATGTTGCTGAGGCGGCAGTCGTGTAATAGCTTACTGATCCAGTATTCAAATAAGCCGTAGCATTAGCATTTACTGTTCCTGCAACCGTATTTACTGTTTCTGCTGCGTTAGCTAAGACTTCACCCAATACACTAGTTGATCCGCTAAACGTTTGTGTATTAGTCCAAGAATTAGCAGCGCTTAGAGAAACAGTAGACAATGTACCTGATGTAGGCAAAGTTACTGAAGTTGAACCAGTAGCAGTCAATGTTATTGGATAGGCGCCAGAAGTAGCAAAGTTACCTGTTATTGTTATGGTGTTGGATCCATTATTGACTCCAGTTCCACCATATGTACCAGTAATAACGTTAGCATTCCAAGTACCTGAAGTAACTGTTCCAACGGTAGTAATGCTTGCTGAACCTGCCAAAGGAGATGCGCCAATGGTGTTATAGGATAAAGTAACTGCGCCTGACCCGTTGTAAGTTGTACCCGAACTAGCACCAGATCCGCTATTGTTCAAAGTCAAAGAATTGGTTACTGATCCTGCGCTACCAGCAGTAGCAGCATTCAAGTTAGCCACTTGCGTTGTACTGGAAACCACGAATGGAGCAGTTCCTGTAGCAACTGTATTGGTCAATTGTCCAGACATACTCAAGGTTGTAACACCCTGAAGATACTGACCAGACATATTTAAACCTGCAGTACCCCAAGTTAAGGGTGCAGTAGAGCTATTTCCTGGAGGCAATAAATAGCCAGCCCAATTACCTGTAGCCGTGCTATTGGACAAAGAATAAATCCAACCAGCTCCACCAGGTATGGCAGTAGCTAAAGTATTTCCTGCGCTATCCTGAACTGTTACGTTTCCAGTTGAATCATTATCAACAATATATCCCATTGCAACGGGAATAGTTGTTTCATCTGGAAGCTTTAAAGTCTGTGTGCTTGTGCCACTAAAGTGCTGATACCTAGTACCAGATGCGGTAATAGTAGTTGTTCCAGCTGCGGTAACTACGTTGGTATATCCAGGTGCTTCATTATTCCAAGTGATATTGGAATTGGCATCTTTAGTCATTACACCACTTGCACCGTTAGCCGTATTGCCTAAAGCAGTAGCTACACCAGTACCAAGCCCACTTACGCCAGTTGCAATAGGCAAATTAGTCGCATTGGTCAAAGTGCCTGAGCTTGGCGTACCAAGAGGGCCACCTGACCACAAAGCATACTCTGATGGGTAAGTGATGAATACATTGACCGTGCCACTGAACGTGACCGCACTACCCGAATTGCTAGACGAGTAGATAGTCGTTCTACTTAGTGTAGGCCCAGTAGTGGAATACGTTCCAAGACCCACCTCCCAGTTACCAGCTCCATCAAAAGCTGCGTAATAAGTGGTGTTGCCATTACCAACAACGGCAAACGACTGATACCCAGTTACTGATCCACTTAATGTGAAACTAACTGTGGTGTTAGCCGATGCCGTCTGCTGAACTCGATCATATATTGCAAAAGCCATCAGAGGCTCCTATTAGCCTGCGGCTGATAATGTGTAGCTAACGTTGATTGTGTCACCATTACTGACTGTCTTTGATCCAGCAGTAAAGTTTCCAGCGCTGAACAATGTGCCTGTTGTGTTATCAATGGTTGATGAACCAGAGGCATTAATGAACGCACCGTACACAGTACCCGAGCTAGTCATGTTGAACACAACTGATGCGCTAGTAGCCAATACAGCTGGATTAGCCGTAGTGGTTGTGGTAAAGCTAGGTGTCTTGCGTGTGCCAGAATAGGTAGGAGCATTCGTTCCGCCAACTTCCAACCAACCAGAATGGCTTGATTGTGTGTCTGTATAGGCAGGAGTAGATGAACCACCGCTTGCACCCATCAAACCCATCACAATTGCATTAGTTGAAGCAGGACTTACAAAGTAAAACTGCAACAAGTTTTGACGGCCAACGTTAGTGGTCAAGTTTTGAATGGTATCTTGCCACTTGATGTTTCCATCTTTGTCGTAACAAACCGCTTCATAGACTCCTTCTAAGCCCATGATCTCGGTTGTGCCTGCGCCACGAGTGACTGTAGCATCACAAGTATCTCCAAATTTTGCTATTTCGCTCATAAAAACTCCTTAAGATATCCTTAATAATGCTGTCGTATTTGTGTTCGCAGGCATCGTTACAGTAAAGGAATTACTGCAAGTTTTGTCTGAACCAAAGTTTAACACAGCGATTGACGCATTGTTCTGTGACTTATCATAGATCAATGCTCCTCTGCATGTAAACGCTGCTGGACTCCATACAACATTTGCCCAATTAATAAATACCGTGTTGCTCTGATTGTCAAAGCTCACCGATATATTGGTCATCAACTGACCGCCTGCCGTATAGCCTGTTCCTGCCACCTCATTGACTGAAGTGTAGACCGCAGTTGTATTATCTAAGGCCGCATTACCGTTGTAAAGTGCCATGTAGATTTGATCTGTCTGCAAATTGATATTGCCCAACAAAGCATTGTAGGTAAACGAAGTGGTGACGGTTTGAACTATCATTTAACTGGATACCTAACTTGACCATCTCTGTAAGCATCGCCACGGTCTTTGCCATCGCCCAATTGCTTGAGAAGTCCTAATGCCTCATCATAACGTTTTGTATATACGGCCATGATATCTGCATCACCCTTCATAAAGGTGTAAGCCTCAATCAAAGAACCATATAGCAAAGACGATTCGAAATTGTTACCCAACCAAGATGTACCAGATGGATTGGTTGTATTGGTCACACTAAACGTGCATCCTGAACCCTGTCCGTTAATTGGAGAAATACTGCACACATCTCCAACCAAATACAATGAACCGCCTGCATCAATCGTGACATTGGTAACTGATCCGCCAACCACGGTTACCGTAGCCAAAGCTCCTGATCCTGCTCCACCAGTTACTGAAATGTTGTAGTAAGTGCCATTAGGATACCCAATTCCAGGTTGAGTAATTGACACCAAGTACATACTTCCCTGAACAATAGAAGTAGGATAGTAGAAATAATGCAGTTCTACCTCATAGCTCTGATCTGGGGTTGGCCCCATCATAAAGGTAAGGAAATCCTCATTGTCTGATCTAGGCCCAAATATGGCGTAGTAGGCAGGAGTATTGTAGTAAGTTGGACTTGGAAAAGAAGCTCTGATGAAGTTCACATCCTTGTCTAGTAAGTAGTAATACTCACCAGTAGTAGGATTAATTACCGCAAAAGAAAAGACAGACAAGAAATCCAAAGGAGCTTGCAAATACGGATTCTGTGCTGACAAATATGCAGTCACATTCCTTCTCAAAGACGGCAATTGAACAGAGTTTAATATCCTCTGTTCTGCGCTGATGATGAATGTGTTCAGCTCTACCTGAGTAAATGTATTCTCAGTGTAGTCCTGAATAGCATTTGTAAGCTGAATGTAGTTCAAGCCATTGGCCCTCTGGACATAATGCCCTTAGTAGCTGCACCAGTTCCACGAATCTTGATACCGCTTGTTTTGGGATGCTGCTCGCCTACAGTCTTGCTTACACCATTGACGGTCATGCTAAGATTCTCAAGCTTGCTGCGATCCACTCTGGAATCCAACTCAGGCATAGCCTCAATGTAACGACCTGCATATTCCTCAGCAGGGCCATTATCAGGATTCTTGCCTACCTTTAGAGCTGGACTATTTTTAGTCGTTGCTTTAATTTGAGTAGCCATTATTTGCTCCCAGGTTTCTGGTTATGTGCTCTAGCCAAGTTACGACCAACTGCTTTCATAGCTTTACTGGTCACACCGCCTTTAGCCATTTTAGTAGGCTTCATACCTTGGTGCATGTGTTTTTCATGCTTGTGAACTTCTTTTGCAGCTTCTTTATCTGCAATCTTTGTTACTTGTTTCTTGTCCATTTCAAACTCCTACGTTGTCGTGATTGTTACTGTACCTACTGCCCATTTAGGATTGAGATCATTTGGTGTCAAACCATCATCAAAGTTTCTCGATCCGCCAATAGGTTGCCACCCCCATTGTATTTGCCTACTGCCGTCTTGTGGGAATCCTGACTGCTGTTTGCACGTTCCGCAACCAACTTGTGTCATTAAACCACTAACGCCAGACTGGTAATAGCTCTTGTCATTCCTTGGATCCCTGACCGCTTGTGGATCATTTACTGGATACAACCCTAACGACAACTGGGGCTGATCTGGATCCCAACATGTTGGACATACCTTGATGTTGAAAAGCCGAGTCTTGATGATCTCTTTCTTCAGCTCCTTGAGCATGTAGCGCTGACCACACCGATCACACTCCGCAATTGCATACTTGCCTGATGCAAACCTATTTGGCATGTCTATCTCACATAGAACATGTTGCGAGGTACAAATCGGACAGGAGCAGTCTCTCTATCCTCTTGAGCCGCTAGATCATACTGCTGTTCATAATCCGCCTTCAATCCCATGATTCTGTTTGGATCAGTACCAGGTATCTTCATTGATAGGTAATATGAAAGTCCTGCAACCATTGCAGGGATAAATCTGAACGGTATATCTTGTATCTCGATACCATTGCCCGAATCTTGGACTCTACGCATTCTCCAATATACGAATACATATCCACCCCCTGCATTTGGTGCTGGCCATACATTAATGTTTGGCAACCAATTCTGGTATACCAAAGTCCCCACACTATGGTCTGCGGCAGTTGTTCCGTTTTGTCCACGGAAACAGTTCTGCAACTGCGTACCATAGTTAACATTGGAATAGTAAATAGTCTCGTTGTCTAGGTTGATAAACCCTGATGAGGCTAAAGGAGTAGTCGTAGTGACGTTGATAACAGTATCTGTAGACAAAACTGCACTAGAAACTGTTACCGATGTAGCGTTTACATTACCACTTTGACGGTTAAACCATACCTGAATAGGACGTCCTTGCGTCAATTTATTAGGTAAAGTCGAGTATGTTGATTCAGAAATACGGCTGATATTGACGTCTGTTTGGTTAGACGTATTGCCCTGATACTGTCGAATCACATGATCTAACAAGTCAATCGTATCAATAGGAACTGGATAAGCCACTTGCCCAGTCACCATAGGAATAGCGCCTTCTTCAACCGTCCACAAATTAATGCCTCGGTTAGCCCATTCAATGGTCAATAGATTCAAACTGCGCCTTGCAGTCCTAAGATCATATCCAGTACGCAACTGAGAACCACAACGCTCGAAAGCCTCCTCAACTAAATCATTTACATTTAGATTAAAGGAGGTCGTTCCAGTAGTCGTTGTGGATATTGGATAGCTCATTTGCTTGCCATTCTCATGTTGTCAACCAAATTTGGATATCTTCTGCCAGCTTTCTTAGCAGCCTTTTTAGCAGCTGCTTTCTTTTCTGGACTAAGCTTTTTATGCTTTGTTTTGGGGTTGGGTTTATCCCAGACAGCGCCGCCTTCTTTGTAGACCTCTACATCGTTAGGATTATCCTTACGATGTATGATCTTTTTACCAGGCATTTTAGAGGGATTGATATCCCCCATGCCGCGGCTTGCCATCATCAGCAGATTCTCCCTTTGGTACGGCCCTTCATGGCAATACCGTCTGCACGTTTAGATGCTGAGCTAACATGACCACCAGAAGCCATCTTCTTAACGTGATGATGCTTAACCTTACCACCCTTTTTCATGGGCATACCAAGCATACTCATGTCTTTAGGCTCATCTGTTGGAGGAGCTTTTCCTGCGTAGGTGAATCCCATAGAGTCATCATCAGGCATCGTAGGTTTTCTAGAAACATAGTTGGCCGTAGTCATTTCTTGACCTGCCTTGTTTCCAGCGTAATCAGATTGTGCTTTGTTCAAATTACGAACAATAGCCTCTCTTTCTTCGCCTGAAGCTGCTGACTTCTTAGCCGCATCAAGTGCATTCTTGTAGAAAGCAATGTTCTTACCCTGAGTTTCTCTCTCAGTATCAGGCATTTCTTCCTTCATCTTAGTGGTGTAAGTTTTACCATTAAAGGTAAAAGTCTTATCACCTGCATCTCTTGCTGCTCTAAAAGCTTTACCAAATGCACTTGTTGCCATGATAGCTCCTTACTTGTGACTCATACCACCGTAGCACATAGCTTTAACGTGCTCGTGGTGCATCTTGTGACCATGACTATGCTCATGGTGCATGTGCTTTACTTTGTGTTGCTCATGCATATGATCATGTCCATGACCGTAGTGGTGCTCAACGTGATCCACATTGTGCTTGTGGTGTGGAGCTGCTTCGTGCATTTCTTTGTGGTGTTTCATTAGATCATCCTACCTTTCATCTTAGGTTGCATTGCCTTTGTGTGGCCCTTCTTTTGAACAGGGTGCTCACCATGTTTCAAATGACCGCCAGCTTCAACGTGCTTCATGTGTGTTTCTTTAACATGACCGCCAGTAGCCATTTTTTTCACATGAGCTTTACCGCCATGCTTATAGTTACCAACGTCATTGCCCTTCATCTTCTCTTCCAAAGCACGGGTATGACCACGCTTTTGAACAGCATGTTCACCATGCTTAAGATGCTTTTCACCTGCTTCAATTTCAGGATCCTCAACTGGGCCACCGTGAGCCATCTTCTTCATGCCACCTTTGTGCATATGGAGATGATGCTCTGCCATAGCCAAGTGATGATGAGCCAATGTCTTATGGTGTTCTTTGCTCAAGCCACCATGCTTCATGCCCATAGGAGCAGCACCAGGCATTTGAGCTCCCATCATAGGAGTAGCAGCTACCGTAGGAGCTGGACGTCTTGCAGCCATCTTCATGGCTCTAACTGCGTTAGGATTGATTGGCATATCTCCACCTTTTCTAAAATGTTTGCCTTTATCGGCTTCTACAAAGTCCTTACCCACGGATTGCGGTATTCCTACCTTCTTGGCCATCTTTGGATTGTGGGCAACCATTTCCATAAGACGGTGTTGCTTAGCTGATTTACTTGGCATATCAACAGTTCCAAGCTCTCAAAGACTTGTTGATCCTACTATTAGGATCTTTTGCAGTCTTTGTTGAAGTTAATTCTCTCTTCATGCCTTCCATTCTGGCGCAGAAAGAATCCCTACGCTTACCGCCTTTTGGCTGGGGAGGTTTTAAATTCATCCCCTGTTTCTTAGCGGAAGCACGACCCTTTGCGTTTAAACCGCCGTTCGGGTTCTTACCCTCTTTGCGTTGCCAAGCTGGGGTCGTTGCCATGTTATGCGCTTCCAGAGTCCGAGTTGAAAACCTGATATCCCTCAACAACAATACCAGCACCAACTGTTCCTGTGCCAATCTTTAGCTGATACTGAATATCAGTCTTAGGGCCAAACTGGAATGGAATAGTTTTGGTAACAATGAAGTTATTGACGAAAGGCTCTTGCAACACACTTAACTGAGCACCAGAAATACTGTTATAAGATACAGCTTGATATACAAGTGTAGATGTTCCTGATGCCGTGTAAGCGTTGTTAGTGTTAATTGTTACTTGAGTAAAGTAAAAATTACAGTTGTTTGGAACGGTATAAACCGCCATCTGACTCTTACCAATACCAGCATTAATGTACGCATAAACATTGGTGTTTGTTGCTGTACAAGTAATCTGCCCAATATTGGTTTTTTGTGATCCAGCTGGAGTGTTTAAAACCAATCCTTGGATTCTTAGATAGCTATTTACAGTAGTAGCAGTAGCTCCAGAGCCACCACTAGCCATAATAACAATCTCAGAAATAGGATTAAAGTTTTTGTCCAAACCATTAACAATGATAGTTGCACCAATATCTGATGCGCTATTACTGCCAATCGTCATTATAGAAGGACTGGTCAAATAAGCTGGATATGTAGCAGCATTTTCCCAAATTGGAATGAATGAAGTTCCAACAGATGCTTGATATCCAAAAATATTAACAGCACTGTGTTGTGCTATCTGACCACGAGCTACTTGTAGGGCAAACGGTTCCGTCTTCCCGTTGCGGGTGATGGACGAGGTTTGTGCAGACATAATTAATCTCCTTTAAAGAGGGGGCCGAAGCCCCCGATTAATTAGTCAAAGTTACCGTAGGGGTAAGTTGTAGAGT